CATACTGACAATTACAACCACAATAAGAACCCTATATCTACGTCATTAGCCACAGGACCGCCGGAGACAATCGGACCTCTGTCTGCGGAAGCTCTAACCTCGATTGGTCTTCGGAGAAGGCAATGAACGAACTTGAGCGCGTCAAGGGCGAAGACGAATACCTTTCGACGGCGGACAGGAGCCCGTTCTCCCTTCTCCGCAGGCTTCGGTCCATGCTGTCCGACGCGGGCCAGTCGGGATCCCCTTGGGCGTTCATGAGGCTCGCTGGCGAGCTTACCGAATCCGAGCACAATGCCTGCCAGTGGTTCTTCGAACTTCGCGGGCGCTACGCGCGTGCGATCGGCGCCCACGGGGTCAAGCCGGTGTCTTTGGAACTGGGATCGAAAGGCGAGCCCCTAGACCCCTTCTGCGAGGCTGGCGAGAGGTTGTCCCGCAAGGAGCGAGCGGTCGTCGAGGAATATCGATCGGCCGAGCTAGCGGCGATCGCCGCCGGCGGAGAGATGTATCGGCAATTCCGGATCGTTATCGTTGATCATCACGAGGACGACTGGCGCCCGAACTGGGCGCAAAAGGCTGCGGTAAAGGGTTGTTCCCAGGCTCTCGCCAAGCACCGGGCGCAATCCTCCCGTCATCGGAGGGGACGCCGTTGACAAATCGTAAAAAACACGATAAAGGCTGCGCCATTCCTAAAATGACAAGGGCGCGTAATGACCGAAAGCCGCAGGGCTTCTCGGCGCGAACCCTGTCGCCATAGGGGCAGCCCATCAACCGGCTGAAGCATCGTGGGAATCACCAAGTCCCTGACGCCCATGCGTCAGGAGGAAATCCGGCAAAAGATCAAGATCGTTCAGATCATCAACCGGGTGCAGGGGTTTTTCTTCGGCGAGTTGGAGGCTCGAGCCAATGCTGCGGGCGAAAGGAAGCCGATCGAGCTCACCGCCAATCAGCTTGCGGCAGCGAAACTGCTGATCAACAAGGCGCTCCCCGATCTGTCGCAGGTCAAGGTCGAGGGGAACGGGCCGGGAGGAGAATTTTCTCACACGATCATCGTGAGGGAGTTCCCGGAGCCCGAAGACCTCGCCGAAAATGAAAATAACGGGTGAGACGCCGCATGTCCCCTACATGTGGACCCCGAGGCCGTATCAGCGCCGGGCGTGGAACTTCATGTATCGCGGGGGAAGACGGGCCAGTTGCATCTGGCACCGGCGGGCGGGCAAGGACGATTTCTGCCTCCACTGGGCCGCTCTATCCAATCATCGCCACCCGGCAAACTACTGGCACATGCTGCCAGAATATGGGCAGGGCCGGAAAGCGATCTGGAAAGCGGTCAACCCGCACACCGGGAAAAGGCGCATCGACGAGGCGTTCCCGCACTGGATGCGAAAGCGCACGTCAGAGCAGGACATGTACATCGAATTCTGGAACGGAGGAAGCTGGCAGGTTGTCGGCTCGGATCGTTATGACAGCGCGGTCGGATCGAGCCCTTACGGGATCGTCTTCTCTGAGTGGGCTCTATCGAACCCTAGCGCGTGGGCTATCCTCGCCCCGATCCTAATCGAGAATGGCGGGTGGGCCATTTTCATCACCACGTCCCGCGGCCGGAATCATGCCTACACCCTGCATCAGATGGCGATGCGGAACCCGGATTGGTTCGCCGAGACGCTGACCGTCAACGACACCATCAAGCGCGGTGGCAAGATCACCCCGGAGATGGTGGAGCAGCAACGGGTCGAATACACGGGCATCTATGGGCAGGAGGCGGCCGACTCGCTCATCGAGCAGGAATATTACTGTTCCTTTGAGGCCGCGGTCCTTGGGGCTTTTTACGGCAAGCTGATGACCGCTGCGGAGCAAGAGGGGCGCATCTCCGCCGTTGCTGTCAACCCCGATCTTCCGGTTCAGAAAGCCTGGGACATCGGAGTAGACGACCCGATGGCGATATGGTGCTTTCAGGTCTATCCAGGCCGCATCGATATCGTGGACTATTATGAGAACCATGGTCTGGGTTTTGACCACTATCGCGATTGGCTTTTTGATCGCGGTTATCGAGGAGCCGACTGGGTTCCACACGATGCCAAGGTTCACGAGCCGGGCGCGCCGGGGGCTCGCACGCGCATTGAGACCATGTTTTCTCTTGGCCTTAAGCCGCAGCTTGTCCCGAACGAGGCTTTGATGGACGGCATCAATGCCGCTCGGTTGACAATCCCGCTCTCTTATTTTGACGAGAAACGGTGCGCTAGGGGCATTGAATGCCTCAGACAATACAAGACCGAATGGGATGAGAACGCGCACACTTTCAGAAAGACCCCGGCGCACGATTGGTCAAGTCATGGCGCCGACGCATGGCGCTATCTATCGGTGGCTTGGCGGCAGGCATGGGCCGCACCACCAGAGCCCCCCAAGGAAAACAAGCCACTGAATCAGCTCACTTACAACGAGCTTCTTGAGATTGACGAAGCGAACCATGCCGGAGCGAGCGAGCGCATATGATCCGAACGCCTATGATCAGTGAAGACGCTATCATCAACTGGCTTCGGGAGTTCCTCCCGCCTCTCGCGGATGACGTAGAGCTTGCCGTCCTCCCCGATGGGGATCACCGCTGGGTCATTGCGATGGGGAAAAAATCACTCCCATGGCGCGAACGCTTCGTTTTTGGGGTCTTGGGGACTTGGCTCGTGAATGAGGCCGAATGCCGAGAAATGATCGAAAGCTTCGCACAGAACGTCCTGATCGCTGGAGGCGCCCCCAAGGGCTTTTTCAAGGAGGGCCAGACCGAGCCCGATCCTTTGACAGGGGATGAGATTGTCGCCGTCCGCAGACTGTTGTCGGCGAGCTGATGTCCGCTTCTGACGACGATCTCCAGGCTGGCGGCGACGCCAAGCCCAAGGTCCGCTATTGGCTTTCGCAGATCAAGAAGGCCGAGAGGGACATGCAGCGCTGGAACAAACGCTGCGACAAGATCCGTCGCCGTTATCTGTTTGAGAGCGCGCAGGAAAACAAGCGCCGCCAGTTCCAGATGCTGTGGGCGAACCAAGAGATTCTACGCCCAGCAGTCTATGCCAAATGTCCCGAGCCGATGGTTCAGTCTCGGTTCCGGGATGGAGATGCGATTATCCGGATCACGGGCGAGCTCCTTGAACGCACGATGGATGTGCAGGTCGATCTCGGAGATTTCAATTCCTCTTTTGAGCTGATGAGGAATGATTTCCTCCTCTACGGTCGCGGCGTCGTGCGATTGCGGTACGATCCGGAATTCGAGCCTGCCGAAATCGACGATGGCGTGGGCGATGAGCCCAACGAACAGGAAAACGACGCCGACAAATACAAGGGCGACGAAGGTCAAGCGGAGACGCAGCCCCGAGATGAGCTGACCGATCCGGACGAGGACAACCCATCCGAGAAGATCGCCGCCGAGCACGTCAAGCTGGATTTTGTCCATCGCAAGGATCTCATTCATCCCCACGCGCGGAACTGGCAGGAACTGCCTTGGGTTGCATTCCGGGCTTACCTCACGCGCGACGAGCTGCGGAAGAAATGGCCCAAGTGTGCGGACCGGATCGTCCTCGATTGCAAGCCAGGCGACGCGGAAGACGAGGCCGGTCGGCGGGAAACTGAGGACAGTCAGGAGCCCCAAGCAACCATTTACGAGATTTGGGACAAGCGGAACCGCGATGTCGTCTGGATCGCGAAGTCCTATGCCGATGTGCTTGAGGAGGGACCTCCCTACCTGAAGCTGAACGGCTTCTATCCTCTGCCGAAGCCTGCCTATGGAACGCTACACGGACAGCCTTCGTCCGGTCCCCGAGTTCATCATGTGGCAGGACCAAGCCGATGAAGTGAACGACCTCACGGCTCGGATCGGCGCGCTCACTCAGAGCCTCAAGGTGGTTGGCTTCTATGCCGGCGGCCCAGAAGGCGAGGGTGTTCCCTCAGTCGAGAAGGCCGCGAGACCGGGCTTTGAAAACCAGCTGATCGCGGTCAAGGCATGGGACCTGTTCCGCAAGTCGAGCGGATCTGACGGCTCGCCCATCGTCTTCTGGCCAGCTGACAAGATCGCGGAGGTCATTAAGGAGTGCGTCGAGCTGCGCAAGCAGACCATCGACGACATCTATCAGCTTACCGGCATTTCCGACATCATGCGGGGGGACACGGAATCTGAGGAGACCGCGGCCGCGCAGGGGATCAAGTCCATCTGGGGCTCCGTACGGCTCAAAACGCGGCAACAGGAGATTGCCCGCGTGGCGCGAGACGTGATGCGGATGATGGCGGAGATCATCTGCGAGCAATTCCAGATGCAAACCATGCTGGAATGCGCCAACATCAAGCTTCCGACCGACGCGGATGTTCAGCAGGCGAATCAGCAGTTCGAGGCGCAGCAGGCCCAGATCGCCGCCCAGCAGCAGGCGCAAGCCGCTCTGCCTCCCCCCAGCGCGAGCGGGCAACCGCCCGCGCCCCGCCCGGCCCCGGGTCCGATTCCCGGCCAGCCGGGCACCAATCCAGCCCCCCCCGCGCAACCATCGCCGGGGGCGGGCCCCCCATCTTCTGGTGTCGCCCTAACGTCGGGACAAAGCGCGCCCCCCCAACCTCCTCAGCCGCCCGACCTCGGCCCCACGCAAGAGGATGTCCAGAAATTCCTTCAGAACAAGGTGCTGGTCCGCTACGTCGTGGACATCGAGACGGATTCAACCATCCAGCTCGATCAGGAGAAAGAGCAAACCCAGCGCACCGAATTCATCGACAAATCCACCCGCTTCCTTACCGGGGTCATGCCCGTCGCCGAGAGCCAGCCCGATATGCTGCCTTTCCTAGGCCAGCTCTTCCTGTTCGGCGTCCGCGCCTTCCCGGTCGCGCGCGAGCTCCAGGAAGCCGCGGAGAAGATGATCGCGCAGATGGAGAAGCAGGCTGGCCAGCCGGCCAAGCCTAACCCCGAAATGCTCAAAATCCAGATGGAAATGGAGCGGGGTAAAGCCCAGATCGAAACCGCGAAGATCGATCAGCAGACCGAACAGATCAAGGGGCAGGCGGAAGTCCAGAAGGCCCAAGCCCAGATGGAAGCGACGCGCCTCGACCACGGCCTCAGGGTTCAGCAAATGCAGCTAGACCATCAGCAGACGATGGCCGAGCATCAAATGAAACAGAAAACCTTGGCCCAAGAGGTCCAGGTCATGGAACAGAAGATGGCGGCCCAGCAAGCCCTCGAGGGCATGAAGGCGCAGCATCAGCGGGATCTGGCGCAACAGGACCATATGCACTCCATGGAGCAGGGCCGGCAATCTCATGAGCAGGCCATGGCCAGCGGCGTCGTCTCTCATCAGCAGGCGTTGGAATTGGCCAAGATGAAGCCAATGAACGCTAAGCCGGGGGCCCGGCCTTAAGACGACCAGTTCGGCCTAAAACGTTATAGGCTATAGGACGATAGGAAATACCTATCGTGTTCTAACCCTCTGATCATCTGATATTTCGGTTTATGCCCGATTCTAGGCGAAACCGCATGGGCGCGGTGTCGAGAATTCGCGCCTCTGTATCAGGATAAGCCGAAAAATAAGCAAGGAATCCCCCTCAATGAGACGGCTCATGCAACTTGCGCTCCCCGTCACGGCTCTCCTGTTGATGGGGACCGACCCATCTCTTGCCCTTTTCGACCGATCGGCGCCGGGCCTCGTCAACACCGGTCCATACACCAGCGCGAGCGCAGGGGGCGGCCAATATGGCGTCTCCATCACCAGCGTCACGTCTCTCACGATTCCGACCAACGCCTATCTCGCGGAGATTTGCGTTGAGGGGGCGGCGGCCCGGTACACGGACGATGGCACGACGCCGACGACGAGCGTCGGCATGCCGGTCCCGGCTGGGACGTGCTTCGCCTATGCGGGGCCCCTCCCTGCCTTTCGCATCATCGGCAATTCCGGCGCAACCCTTGATGTGAGCTATTATCGATGAGGACGTTTTTCTGCGCGCTTGCCGCGCTGGCCTTTCTGACCGGATCCTCGTTAGCTCAAGTCGGCCCCTCGGCGAGTCTGCCGATCGGTCCTGGCCCGGGCGGCGGAGGGGGAGGCGGCGGCGGTTCGGGCGTTTCCTCATTCACCTCCACATGCCCCCCGACCGGACCGTCCGCCGGCGCTGTCACCTTCACCAACAACCTACCTTGGGTGGCGGAGCTCGGAGCCTTCACTGTCTCCTGCGGCGTTGCCTATGACGCCACTGTCACCGCGCCGGCAATCGTCACCATCCCCGTCACCGCGGGTCTCGTCGCCTACGTCCAGAACGACATCAATTCCACAGCGGCGCTAGTTCTCACGCCTGCATCGGGCGTAATCGATCAGAATTGGACCACTGAAATCCTCGCCCCAGGACAGTTCGCCCAGCTTACCGCCAACGGTACTAATGTCATCACGGACAACAAGGAAACCCCGTGCAGCGTCGGGTACGTCTCGGGAATCTATACGACAGGCTGCGGCGCCTTCGGCTCGGCCGGGTCTGTCGTCGGGGCCAATAGCGTCACATGTGGGGTGTTAAGAGTATCGCGTCCAGGCGGTGTCTTTAAGGCGCTTGGAGGATATGTCACCACCACCGACACAACCGGGACCGGCTTCGCCAGCTTTGCCCTCTATACCAATGGCTCCAATTTCCGCCCCGGCGTCCTGATCGATTATGTCGCCCCTGTCGCGCTCCCCGGCACATCCAACAATCCCGCCAGCGGCTCATTAGCCAACACAACCGATACGCTAGGCCCTAGCCTCTATTGGGCCTGTACCTCAACGCCCTCGTCGACCGTCGTTTTCACGGGAATTGCGCTCTATGCGAGCCCTATGACAGGCGGCGCGACCACGCTTGCCACAGCG